AAGTATGTTGGGCTTAAATGACATGCCGTATGGCCCAGGATCTGCTCAAGTTGGTACTATTAGCTTTCCTTCCGCATCTACTGTAAAAATTTGTCCTGCCTTCCCAGACTTCTTTTCTCAAGGCTATGTTCTTCCAATGTGGTGCGATACAGAACTTGCCTTTAATGACGAAACACAGGAATTTTTTTGGAAGACCTCTAACGATGCATTTTCTTGGAGTATTCACACTAACAATCAGTTTTTAAAATGGGCAGATGCATCCCTGCATGGAGACAAGGCAAAGTTTGTTTTTAAAGCCGAATGCCCTTGGAGAATAATTACTCCTAAAGGCTGGTCTGTTTTACAGCTTCCAATGTTTTATCATTATAATAAAAACTTTTCAGTTCTTCCTGGCATTATTGATACTGATATCCATCATGAAATTAATCAACAAGTTTTGTATCATGGTGGCACAGATAAAATTACAATTAGTCGAGGAGACCCTTTTGTCCATTATATTCCTTTTGAAAGAAAGTCAAAGCTAGGACTTGAGATTAGAGAATTGACTGACATAGACAGAAAACGTTTTCAGAAAAACGAAATGAATATAGCGTCAAAGTTTGTTCCAAATGGCTTGTATAGGCTATTACAAAGAGAACGAGATAAAAAGAAATAAAAAGAAAAAATCCCATTCAGAGGCGGATCCGAATGGGCTTTTCTAGTATATTGCTATACATTATATAGGGAAGCATTACTGCCGTCACCTACACATCTTAATTGTATTACACGTTATTTTCTAAGTCAACTGTTTTTTCAACAATTTTTTCAGCAACAGGATATTCAGTAATCCAGCCATAGGGATCCTTATTAGTTTCAGGATTATTGCCTAGATAGGTTAGGTACTCAGGCAGGTTGGTTATTTCTGCCAAAAGAACCATCAGGTCTACGCATCTAGTATGAGCTTTTTGATGAGCTGTGTGGCATTTATATTTGTCGTCTACATTAGGACAAACTTTTAATATTTCCATAAGTCGAAAAACAACCTTATGGGCAAAATCCATTTGTTCTTGACTGTAAGACATTATGCCTTTTCCCCTGGAGTAAATGCTGGTTCAGGTCCAAGCAGGTATCCCTCTTGGTGGTACTCGATCATTCTTGTTGCCTTTTCAGTATCAAAATGATTTGCAATAAGCGTCATCATGTCGTATATACGGTGGAGCATAATATAATTAACCATAGGCAAATTATCTTCAATAGTTCCAGCGTCTCTAATTATTGCTCCATCAGGTAGCTTTGATTCATCCATTATTTGTCTATTCCTCCATCTGTATTAGGGAAAATTACAGGCATCTTCCATTCGTATGTGTTAAATCCAGAAGACTCGTATTGAAGCTCTTCTTCCGCCGACTCACTTTTTTTGTTGTCCATTAATAATTCTTTCTACTAAATCTACAAGATTTTTATAGTCGACAATTCCGACTGTTTTCTTGTATGAGCAAGTTAAGCAATATAAAAATATGTTTTCTTCAACATCTTGATTGGGATAGAGAGAGCCTTGATCCATTGGGCATAAAAGCTCTGGAACAAGGCCCTCTCTTGAAAGAGAAAGGTACTTAGACACATATTGTATCTTCATGTACCTTCCTTTCTAATGTTTGAATTCCGCTAGGAACTCCTTGTGTCTTGTCCCATTTAGGGAAGACCATGATGACCAATCTGTGCCGCCTTTAGTCATGTAATACGTTATCTCTGCGTTTATTACTGGGTCAAACAATAAAATGTTTGACTTTAGATCAAATTTTTCTTTACGATCAATGCCGAGTTCACCCAACATATTAATCTGAAAAATTCCGTAGGAACTGTCTCCAGTTTTCCTGTTACCATTGTAAGCCATAGGTCTTGCGTTAGACTCTGCCTTAACAATAGCCCAAGCCGTTTTAAGGGCTTTTCCTTCAAAACCAACAGCTGATAGAAGTTCTTTTAGTTCTTCGTCTGTTAGCGTCTCAGAAGGCTTGTATACAGTAGTGCTGTACTTCTCTAAGGTTTCTTTCTTTAGTTGTACTGTTGATTTCACAGGTGTTTCTACCTGCAATGCTTGAGTTGCTGTTGGTCCTGGCTGAACCGTAAATAGAAATAATACTATTACTACTATGTACGACCAACTATTGGCAACTTCGCTCAAGCGTTGTTTTACTTTCTCCATTGGCATTTCCTCCTTTAGAGATAACGAACTCTAAGCATAACATTAATTGCATAACCCTGTCAAGCCAGTCAACTAGAATAAATGTAAAGTATAAATGTCTAGTTTAGTAATAATATTTTAAATTTAAGCATAAAAAAATATATTTTTGCTTCCCATATGAATAGTTGTTTGGTAGAATAGGATCTTCACACTAAATTTAAATTAACCGCTAGGCGGAGAAACAGGTACTATAAATGTCTAAAACTATTGCAAACCCATACGAAAATTTTATTGCGTTATCAAGATATGCAAGATGGATATCAGAAGATAATCGCCGTGAGACTTGGGGTGAAACAGTAGATAGATATTTTAACTTTATGCTCGGCCATCTAGAAAAAAATCATAATTATATTCCAAATGAGAAGCTTGTTGCGGAATTAAAAGAGTTTGTTTTTGAAAGAAATGTAATGCCATCAATGCGTTCTGTTATGACTTCAGGAGCCGCATTGGAAAGAGATAATGTAGCTGGATATAACTGTGCTTTCTTACCAGTTGATTCCCCACGTTCATTTGATGAGACTATGTATATCCTTATGTGCGGTACAGGTGTAGGATTCTCTGTTGAGTATAAGTACATCAATAAACTTCCTGCCGTCCCAGAAACTTTAGAGAAATCAACTACAGTTATTACAGTAGAAGACTCAAAGCAGGGCTGGGCTAAAGCATACCGTGAGCTGCTAGCACTACTTTGGTCTGGACAGATTCCAGCAATTGATGTTTCTAAGGTAAGACCAGCAGGAGCAAGACTTAAGACAATGGGTGGAAGATCTTCAGGCCCACAGCCACTTATTAACTTGTTTGATTTTACAATTGCAAAGTTTAAGAATGCTACAGGAAGAAACCTAAAGCCAATCGAATGCCACGACATTATGTGCAAGATTGGTGAAGTAGTTGTTGTAGGAGGAGTCCGTCGCTCAGCAATGATTTCTCTTTCTAATATTAATGATATTGAAATGGCGCAGGCAAAGTCAGGTAACTGGTGGGAAGCAAGCCCACAACGTGCCTTGTCTAATAACTCTGTTGCGTATTCACGCAAGCCAGAGATGGAGCAGTTTATTGCAGAATGGAAATCGCTATATGATTCAAAATCAGGAGAACGAGGCATATACAATGTGGCCGCAGCTCAAGCCCAAGCAGCCAAGTATGGAAGAAGAGATCCAGATATACACTATGGAACTAACCCGTGTTCAGAGATTATTCTACGTCCTTACCAGTTTTGTAATCTTTCAGAAGTCGTACTACGTGAAAATGATACAAAGAAAGATATTGAACGTAAAGTAGAACTAGCAACTATTCTTGGAACCTGGCAGTCTACTCTTACAGACTTTAAGTATCTACGTAAGATTTGGAAAGATAACACAGAAGAGGAACGCTTACTAGGAGTTTCTTTGACTGGACAGTTTGGGCATAAGTTTATGTCAGGCAAACAAGATTTGGTTGCACTAGAGTCATTCTTGATGACCCTTAGAGAAGCGGCAAGAGCAAAGAATAAAGAAGAGGCTGGGAAAATTGGGATTCCTGAGTCTGCCGCTATTACTTGTGTAAAGCCTTCTGGAACAGTATCTCAATTGGTCGGGGTATCTTCAGGAATGCATGCTTGGCATTCTCCATACTATATTAGAACTGTTCGTGGTTCAAAGGGAGATCCAATTTCTACCTTCCTTAAAGAGGTGGGGATTCCAGTAGAAGATGATGTAATGAAGCCAAACGATACATACGTATTTTCATTTCCAGTAAAGGCACCAGAGGGTGCAATTGTCAGAAATGATCTAACAGCTATTGAGCACCTTAACATTTGGTTGGTTTACCAACGTGCATGGTGTGAGCATAAGCCATCAATTACAGTATCTGTAAAAGAAGATGAGTGGATGGAAGTTGGGGCATGGGTTTATAAGAATTTTGATGAAGTATCTGGAATTTCATTTCTACCGCATTCAGATCATTCATACAAGCAGGCGCCATACCAAGAAGTAGATAAAACAGAATATGATGCGCTTGTTGAAAGAATGCCTAAAGATATTCGTTGGGAAGATTTATCTTTTTATGAAACAGAAGACGGAACTTCTACAAATGCCACACTAGCATGTAGCTCAGATGGAAATTGCGAGCTAGTAGACATTTCTAGTTAAAAGTAGTACAATGTAATTGGGGTAAAACCCAAATTCCTGGGCACAACGCCCAGAAATAGGAGGATCTAATGAAACAAGATCTAAACAATGATGGAAAGGTAACTATGCAAGAGAAAATTCTAGCAGCGTTGGCAAGCTATGGTCGTCACTTTTTGGGTGCAGCCATTGCTCTTTACATGACTGGTAACACTGACCCAGGAGACTTACTCAAGGGCGGAATCGCAGCATGTCTGCCAGTTATTTTGAAGGCACTTAATCCAAACGAAAGCTCATTTGGGTTTACAAAGAAGTAAAAATTTAATATAGATTAGGAGTGCCCTTATGGTAAAATATCCATAAGGGCTTTTCTAATTAGGGGTAACCGTGGCAGCGCAAAAAAACTTTGAAGTTGATCAAAATACTACTTTTTCATTTGTTATTGACTATACCGATAACAATGACTTGCCCATAAACCTTTCTGGAGCTACCGCAAAAATGCAGGTTAGAGATACAAAGGGCGGATCTAAATTATCATTTACTTTGACTTCACCAGCTGGCGGAATTACAATTAACGGACCACTTGGCAGAGTTACATGCACAATGACACCTGCTCAAACAAGCAAACTATTTCACCCAAAATCTTCCTACGACATAATGATTACAGATAGCAATAATACAAAAACAAAACTTGTTGAGGGCTTTTTAACTCTAAGTAGATCGGTAACCATCTAATGGCAGAAAATATTGTAAAGATTACGGAACAGATAAACAAGGTTGTTCTTTCATCTCCAGGCCCTCAAGGACCTAGAGGAAAATCTATACTTAGTGGACCATCTGCCCCACTAGACAGCGTTGGAATTGAAGGAGACTTTTACTTCAATACAACAACAAATGAATTTTACGGACCAAAGCTATCAATCACCACTTGGAGCGGGGCCAACAAGATTGATCTTGCTACCAAAGACGATATCGCTTTTGTTTACTCCTGGGAAATGTCTCAGGTTCAAGGCCCAGTAGATGGGGTATATTCTGTGGTAATAAATCATAATTTAGGATTTGGTCCCAATGTAACCGTAATATCTAGCGCAGGCGACGTATTGGAAACAGGAATAGATTATAATAGTCTTAATAGATTAACACTGACGATGGCCCAACCATTTTCAGGGACAGCGCATCTGTCGTAAAGGAGAAAGAAAATGGCAAAAAAATTCTTAGTTAGTTTAGATCTCAATAAAAATGAGTTACTAAATGCTAGAATCCAAAACTTAGGTGCTGCTCCATCCAACCCAGTATCTGGACAGATTTACTATGACACATCTAATAATACAATGTATTATTACAATGGACTCACATCACCAAATGGCCCATGGATGCCGATGTCTGGATCCACAGAGGTTATTCAAGATGTAATTGGCTCTTCGGTAGTAGCTGGAACAGCGTTAACAGCAACATATGACGACACAGCGGGCACAACAACATTAAAGCTTAATGATACAGCTGTAACACCTGGATCATACGGATCAGCAACAGCAATTCCTACATTTACAGTAGATGCACAAGGACGCTTAACTGCAGCAGGAACAGCAAACGTAGCAACAAACCTTTCGATAGCTGGAGACACTGGAACAGATACAGTTAATCTTTTAACTGATACATTAACAGTTGCAGGCGGAGAAGGAATTGACGTAGCTGTAACAAATAACACAATTACGGTATCAGCAGAAGACGCAACCTCAACAAATAAGGGTGTTGCAAGTTTTGATTCAACAGACTTTACGGTAGCGTCAGGCGCAGTAACATTAAACGCTGAGCGTGTACAAGACATTGTCGGAGGAATGGTTGACTCTAATACAGAGTCTGGAATTTCAGTAACATATGACGATGTAAATGGAAAATTAGACTTTAACGTAGCAGATCCTACAATTACTCTTTCAGGAGATGTAACTGGTACAGGAACAATAACAAATCTTGGTGATGTAACAATCACAACTACAGTTGCACCAAACTCTGTAGCTTTAGGTTCAGATACAACAGGCGACTATGTAGCAAACATTCAGGGAACAGCTAATGAAGTAACAGTAAGCCCTACATCAGGTGAAGGCACAACAGTAACAATCGGTCTTCCAGATAATGTAACAATTACTAATGATTTAAATGTTGGCGGAGACCTAAACGTAACAGGAACAATTAACTCAGTAAATACTACTCAAGTAAATATTGTTGATAATAAGATTAATTTAAATACCGACTTTATTGGAATTCCTTTAGCAGATGCTGGAATTCGTGTAGAGCGTGGAGATGGTGCAGATGTTGAAATTCTGTGGAATGAAACAAGCGACAACTGGACACTCACAAATAATGGTACAAACTACCATGCAATTGCTCGCAAGTATGCAGTAGATCTTGCAAATCCAGATACATTAACAGCTTTAGTTGTTACACATAATTTGGGATCAGATGACGTTACTGTTCAAGTTTTTGAAACATCAGGATCTAAGGCTCTTGTTGAAACAGATGTTGAGCGTACATCATCAAATACAGTTACATTAAAATTTGCATCAGCCCCTGCAAGTGGAGCATACAGAGTCGTAATTACTGGTTAAGGAGACACTGAATGTCAGTTAAAAGATTAGTTCCATTAAATACAACAGAATTATCTTCTGACCCGTCAGTAGCAAGAGCTGGAGATATTTATTTTAACAGTTCTGCTCAGGAACTTCGTGTATACACAGGAACAGAGTGGAAGCCAATCGGTGGAAGCACAGAAACTGGCTTGCTTATTCATGAGCACACATATGATGGAGAAATTTATTCGGTTCAAGCAGTTACAACTGCCGCAACTTTTGTAGATGGCGGAACACCACAGCTAAGTGGTCAAACAGAGCTTAACATAGTCGACGGAGGAGCACCATAATGGCAGTTAGTATAAGAATTAGAAGAGGTACTACAGCTCAATGGAATGCATCTACAAATGTTCTTGCAGCTGGAGAAATTGCATTAGATACAACTCTAGGTAAAATAAAAGTTGGAAATGGATCTTCTTTGTGGGGAGCTCTTCCATTTTTTAGTATAGCCCCTTCAGAACTCTTAAGTTTAACTCAAGCAAATATTGCCGATACAGTATTGGACGGAACTGGCTTAGATAAATCTTTTGACTCAGTTGCTGGAAAGCTAACATTATCTGTAGATAGCACTATTGCAAATAAAACATATGTAGATACAGCTGTTTCTTCTTTAAGCGGAACTGCTGCACAGACATACATTCCACTAAGTCAATATGGAAACGCAGACGGAGTTGCCACTCTTGATGAAAATGGCAAAATCCCAGATTCTGAAATTCCAGCCACAATTACAAGAGACACAGAGCTGTCTTCAGCAATTTCTACAGAAGTAACAAATAGAAATACAGCAATTTCAACTGCAATATCTAATCTTGTAGATTCAGCCCCTGGAACCCTAGATACATTAAATGAGATTGCAGCAGCATTTGCAGACGATCCTAATTTTGCTACAAGCATAACAACAACAATAGGAAACAAGCTAGACTCTTCCCTAGCAGCAACAACATATGCCCCTATAGCATCACCAACTTTTACAGGAACTGTAGGTGGTGTTACAAAAGCCCACGTTGGTCTTGGAAATGTCGATAATACTTCAGATGCAAATAAGCCAATCTCAACTTTAACTCAAACAGCTTTAGATACTAAAATAAATGAAATTATTGAATTTAATTCACAAAGTGGAAATTATACCTTGCAATCTACAGACACAGGTAAGCTTGTAGAAATGTCAGGCGGCGGAACCTTGACAATACCTTCTGACGCAGTGTATAATTTTCCAATAGGCAC